CAAGCAACTCAATGGGCACTTGAAATTGATTGATCGCTCGTGCCACTGCCATAGCTTTTTCGTGCGGTGTTCCCATCCTTAAAAGCGAACTCGTCTTCAAATACTCATTAAAAGTATGGAGAGGATTGCCGCCATCTTGAGCAATTAGCATTGCATAAGGTTGTGCTACCTTTTGAAAATCTTGGTGAAATTCACGCGCTTCCTTAGAGTGTTGAAGAACCTTATAAACCTCAGACTCACGCCGATGAATTTCAACACGAACGTTTGAGGGAAGTTGTGCCCACGATTCGCGCGCTTCTGGTTTCCAAGAAGACGGTGCTTTCGTTAAACGATCTTGCCATTTAGCTTCATCTGATTTTACTTCGCCAACTTTTACTTCATCAGCTTTAATTGGTTCTACAGCTTTTACTGGTTCTTTGACTTCTCCTTCACCACGAAGAGTTATTGGCTCAACCTTAGCAGGTTCAATCTTAACAGGTTCAACCTTAACAGGCTCAACCTTAGCAGGTTCAACCTTAGCAGGATCAGCTTTTACAGGTTCAATGCTTGTTTGCGTTGTTTCTGCCTTATCAAAAGCGGCAGCAACATCGCTACGGGAATTATCAACCGCTACTTTTACATCTTCTGTCATTTTCTTGCCCCTCCTTGGGACTTAAGAGCTTCAATAATACGGTTAATATCATTTTTAAAAACAACAGAATTTGGGTCCATAATACGTTCATAAGCAGAATTTGGTGGTGCTGGAACACGTGCGCCAGATTCAAATTGAAATGGTTGCCCTACATCAGGGTGTGTGTAAGGTTCCACACGGCTTCTAGGCCAAGCAGATTGACCACCACGGGCCTGTACTTCACTTATATCTCGTGCATAAAGATCACGTGCAGCAAATGGTTCAGAGAGTTTTTTAAGCAATAGAGTTGAACGGCTATTAGGGTTATCTTCTAATCCTACCCGCTTGCTTAAAGGACCCATAAGCTTGTCAATCATGTATTGATTATACTTGGAATTCATTCCATAAGGTATTTTATTCAACCAACCAAAGCCGTGAGTTGTTTCATGGCCTAAGGCCGATCCCGTCGCTTCAAGATTATCGAGATATCTTTCATTAAGAAGAATTCTTGGTTTATCGCCTGGAAACTGCGGTGGTCTAAATCCACCCATTTTTCGGGCAGGCATATCAGATGCATTAACTACCAATTGCTTAAGTTCAGGGTTTTCAGCAAACATCGTAGGATTTGTAACAATTTCTTCAAAATTTGCGTATCCTTTATCTTTAAGTTTACTAAGATTTATGTCTAACGGTGAATGGATTGCTTCAATAGCGCCAGTAGGTCCAACAGTAAGTTGGCCTTCAGTCTTACCCCAAACATCACCGCCAAGACCGCGTTCTCGGAGTTGTTTAGCCATTTCATACATTTTTTGAAGACGTTGCGGTATCTCTTTAATCCCTAGACGAGTTAACACAGCCTCACTTTCCGGTGATTGTGTTGCGGCTGATAATCCTAATAACGCTAACCTTGCGGTCTTACCAACAGGACCAGTGGCAGCATTGAAAGCCCATTCAGATGGTGTATCACCAAAGACAAAAGAACCAGCGGCCTTTCCGGCAGTCTTAAGGCCCTCTAAAGTTGGTAAATGGGCTGGTGCAACTTCTTTAAGAGGATCGTCAGTAGGTTCCATTAACGTCTCTTATCTCTTAATTTTTCAATTGCCTGCGCAACATCATATTTTCGAGATGGGTCAATTCCGTGTTTTTCATCAATTCGTTGTTTCTCAGCCTTATGCCAAGTTTCCTTGAAATCATCGGCAGTAGTAAGTCCAGTACGTTTCATATAAGCTTTATGCTTGGCTCGAGAAGAGATGTCAGCACCATCACTAGCCCGAAGACCAGAATAGTGACGGTCACCCATAATAGCCACTTGACGAATCTCGTCTCCTGATTGGTAATCAAGCGGGACTTCTGTCAAGACATCATTAATTCTGATGAATCGGCGCCGCACCTTGCTTTACCTCCGCAATTTCAATTGATTTATCAAGCGGTAAGAAAGCAGTCTCTGCTACCTGATGGCGTGTCTCAGCCGCAGTTTTTGCCGCACTTGACTGCTTACTAGTCACCTCAGCCTGTGTCTTTTGCAATTCAGCGATTTGCATGGGACTTGGTTGTGCTGGAGGTTTCGGTTGTTGCATCGCAGTAAATGCATCATCAAGCACCGTCTCAAGTTCCTCACCGCCCTTGTAGCCAGCAACTGCCCATTGCAAAATCTTAATCATATATGGGCCAGAAGCAGGGAATGATTGAATCAGCGGCATTGACATTCCAATAAACTGGGCAATACTTTGAACCACGCCAGTTCTTTCTTGTTTCTCTGATAACCATTCAGGAGATGCCATAGAATCTGCCTGAACCTTAATACGAAAAGGCATTGACGGATCTTTTAATAACTGAATTGCTTGTTCCGCATATTTCGCGTCAAGTGAACTCATTATTTGGCTCTTTTTCATCAACTGTTGTGGTTGATAGAGTGAAGTAATGATAGTGGCCTTGAGTTGGAGACCACTCTGCACAAAAAATGCAATAGTTGCTTGAGTTCGTCCTATCCGAGCACCTCCAAATTGCGATTTCAATTGCTGGGCGCCAAGTGTTTCATTCGGATTTGACATTCCACGCATGATATCTGAAATTCCAAGCACCTGGTAAATTTCCTGGATGATTTCAGCCTTACGTCCAGTTAATTTATCCATGGTTGAAATGACCATGTCTAATGGAAACCAGTCAACAGCACCTTTGAGACCACCTTTCTCAGCAAACATGGCCCAATTGTTGACTGGAATCATTTCATTCATAGTTTTTGTTGATAAGATATTCTTTACACCTTCATTATTCTTATCATAAACACCAACAACGCGAATTGCTTCAGTTAAAAGGTGAATTCGTGAGGTAACCAGGTCAAGTTCCTCATATTGATCCTGCGCCATATAATACTCACAACGCGGGAGAATTGATTTTGTTGTCGTAGAGGCCAACAAAGGTGGTGGGCACGGAAAGAACCCTGGAAACTTGATCGGTACGTCCTTGAAATCAAGGATTGTCGGTGCATCCTTAGACCACCAGTAAGCCTTCTTGGTTTGCTTATCCCATATCTCATAAATCTGTGCTTGTTCAACAACAGAAATAAGTAAAGGATTTTCTTCAGATTTTAGTGAAGAAACTGTGCGTTTATCAAAAGTAATTGATTCCGCTATTTTCTCACCAAAGCGTGCCATTACTTGTGGCTTAGTCATGTAAACTCGACGCGCAGCCCAACGGCAATCACGCCAACGTCGGATGGGTGAACAGAGAAAATCTTCCCACCGAACAAAATCAAGTGGAGATTTTTCATCAACAATGACTTCTATTTCGCGCGCTGGCGCAATTTCCATCCCAGTCATTGGATCAGTTGTTGCTGGTTGTGTTTGCTTTGCTGTTTCTACTTCATACCTTGCCCAAAGTTGTCCAAGACCAACAACAAGTCTGTCAAGAATAGCATCTCTAAAGGTTCCACCGTCAGATTCTGATTCATTTTGGATATCGTTTTGAATTACGCGTTCTAGAATATTTGCGGCTACACGCGCAACATCATCATCAGGATCCTTGAAAGTACGTGAGACATCAACTTTTGGTGGGCGCGCATAAAGTGCCGCAATCATCACTTCTACATTAGACCAGAATAAATTAAGTACAGAAGCACTATCACTTACCCCACTAGTATTATCTGTGCGGTCATCAAGATAACGATCCTCTACGCGCTTTGATCGCGTAACAAATTTCTCGAACCACTTATTAGCTGCATTAATTTCCGCTGACCAGTAATTTGCTAACTTTACTGGATCATCAGTTGGAAATTCAAGACCAGAAAGTCCTGCAAGATCCATTGCCATTAAACCCTCTCCCTGACCCGACCATTAGGTGGTTTATCGTATAAATTCTCAAGTGAAAAGGCGTAATGATTACCTTTTAACACATCAACTTTCTTATCTTCTTCCTTTATTTTCTTAAAGTGATGGGCAAGTACTGATGCCCCATAAGTAAATGCATCTCCTCCATGCGATGACCAGTCATGGTAGGGTTCCTTTGAATAGGTTTTTCTTTCATCATCATATGAATACGCCCAGGCGCGTAAGGCTGCTAGCCCACGCGCACATAGATCACGATGAAGAATACACCTAGGGAACACTGCTCGAGCTGCATTAATCCTGTCTGCTACACGCATCATTGGTAGCAATGTGGTTGGTAATCCGCTATCTATGAATTGTTCTTGTGCGGAATACCGTGTTGCAAAGGTCTTTGCCTTCGCATCATGTGGGAGGTAAACCATCTGATACTCGTACGGTTTCAACTTGAGCTTGTCAATCCAATCCTGGGCCTCGAGACCCGATTCTTCCTCATAATCAATGAGGGCAATTTTGTCTGGATAAAGTTGCCAGAACCACCATGCTGAAGAATCTCTGAAACCAATATCAGATGAGACGAGAACCGGACCACCTTCAGGGTCCCAAAGCTGCAAGTCAATGACTCTACCCTCGCGTTCAGCGTGCGCGAGTTGCTGACCAAGAACAGAACCGATAGAAGCTGACGAAAAATCACAGTAAAACTCCTGCTGGATAAGTTCTTCCGGCATCCCAGCTCGCCGTTCTTCCTCTACATCTTCAGCTGAAAGTACGCCAGTATCTTGAATCGTCTTGAGTGAGGCGAACCACGAAGGATTCCGTTGAGCAAGTTGATAGAGGTCAAAACCATGGTTGTAACCGCGAGGTGTATAGATAAATGCTGCCCACCCGCCATTCTCACGTAAGATTGGTCGAACGAAGTCCCACGCACGTGGATCAGCGAGCGACCATTCAGAAAACAAGACGCCTATTGGATTTGCGCCAACGAGGGTATCATAGTTGTCAGAACCAACAACCTGGTAAAGACTACCAGAGCGCAGCTTGATCGACATCTCTGTCGAATTTGGATCACCTGCCCGAATCTCTGGTGGGAATACGGCATCAATCAACCTGACGCCCTGCGTTGTAATATTTTCCCAAACTACCTTGCGCCCCTGTCTCTGTGTTGGAAGTAAGTGCCAATAAAGACCCACACGTTGAAACGCCGATTTAGCGATTTGGTGTGCGCCAGTAAGGTCCTTACCTGCCCGCCTATGCCAAACCATTGATGCCCTAGTGCCTCCACGATCCATGAAGGACATGAATTCCCGCTGATATGGGCGCGGCGTAAAATTGTGCGGGAGGACTAGTTCAGGCATCTGTAAGCTCCACCGGCGTCATCATGAACTTTCGTAGAATGCCGTATTCAGGGCAATCTCCATGAGGACATTTCACGTGGATTTCAGGATTAACGCGGTCGGTTGAAGGATCGCGGACCAGGAGACTTGCGCCCCTGAGCACTACAAGTGCAGCTCCGCACGTGCCGCACGCTAGTTGACCGACGATAAAGGCGTGGGGCATGCTAGTTAAGACTCGGTGGGTCAACCTGAAGCGGCGCCACCTCACCCTCAAGCAATCTGCCCACTGGTATTTCCTCACCCTCTTTCCTGATTATGATTGTCAAGGGACCGCCACCCTTACCAACGAGTTCCGTGGGGATGAGACGACCCACGAGTGAGACAAACACCCGAGCATTCTCCCAATTGGCATTCGCGAATGTGACCAGCCAGTCAGCACCACCGAGCCGGTCGAAGGTTTCTCGGACCACGTCGCGAATAGCCTTATTATTTTGATTATTGGTAAGATTGGACACTAGTAACCCCTTGAAGGCTGTCTAAGCCTATTGGCCGTCATTCGCTGCTTGGCCATATCAGCTGCCATGAACTCCTGGCCGACAGCCTTAGAAGGACCACCCCCGCCTGGTTTCTTCCAGCCGTGCGCGACGGCGCGCATTAACTTTGCTTGAGCAGGTGAGCTAGAGGACATACAAACTCCATGAGATAGCTAAAGCACACACAAAAACATTATAAGCCCGGGAAAATAAAGAGTAAACAGTAAGTGTACAACATTTGAGCGGCACTTTATAATAAGAAAATGCTCAAAAAATGCAAACGTTGCGGTAGAGAACTTGAGGCGGACCTAACCAACTTTAGACCGGCACGTGGGATCGCGTTGCGGGCAATCTGCCGCGAATGCTACAGAGCTTACGCCGCGGAACCCAGACGACGGAGAAGGAAACTCTATACCAACCGCAGATGGCATAGATTAAAT